CTATCGTTTCCATGTTGCCAGCCAGTACAGCCGGACCGGTTGCGCTCCGCCCCAGGCATAGCTGCGGTCGTCTCGCAGACGTACCTGAAAATCGCTGTCGCCGACGGACCAAATCAGTGGCGTGAAATTGTTCGTCACCGAGTCGTTGTTGTTTGGCGCGTAGGTGACGAACACGGCAAACGGTGCTGTGGAATGCCTGCCCCATTTGATCAATACGGCACCGTTCGCGCTGGTCGAACCAATGAACATACCGGACTCAATATCAGGCATCTGGGTTAGGGAAAACTATTGCCTGTTCCAGATTGCGATCCAGCTTCCGAATATCGCGACCCTCCCGCACCAGCGGTTGTCTTTGGTGTTCCACAGGCGGAAGCGTATCTGGTTTACGTCGCTGGTATCCCAACGTTGTGCGGTGTACTCGCCGGCCTGGTCGAAACCAGTGCCGAACGGCCCAATCGTGTAGGCCGCGTAATCGGCTTTCTTCCCGTTTGGGGATTGGACGTTGATGTAGAATGTGCCGTCATCATTCGTGGTGATGGTATGGCCTCCGCACAGAATATACGGCATTCGGGTTAGGGAATCCCGTTCAGGCTATTAGGGCTCGTTCCCAGAGGCGTTGCGCGTCTCGCAAAGCCGTGATATCCGGTTTGAGGTAGTACTTCGCGGTGGTTTTGATATCGCTGTGGCCGAGCATTTTCGACACGATGGCGATATCCGCTCCCGCCGCCAGAGTGTTCGTCGCCCATGAGTGGCGCAGGTTGCGTGCGGGCACATGCGGCAGATCATGCCGCTTGCAGTAGGCCTTGTATTGGCGTGCGGCTTGCGGCGGGGTGAGGGTGCCGATGAGTCGGCCCCCCTCGCGTGGCTTGATTTCGCGCAGTCGTTTGACGGCGAAGCGCGGCAACGGGAGTGTGCGGCGGGACAGTTCGGTTTTCGGCGGCACGACGGCCTCATGCCCGCCCACCCATTGCAGGCCACGCTCCACGTGCAGGACACCTGAGCGCAGGTCGATGTCGCCCCACTCCAGCCCATACCCTTCCTCGGTGCGGAGCCCGCATGAGACGGCGCAGATCAGCCACGCCTCAAGCGGATGCCCGTAAAAGCCCTGCAACAGTGCACGCTGCTGACGGAGGGTCAATATGGTCGGCTCGTAATGAGTTTTGGCGGGGAGTTGGATGTCGCGTCTGGTGATGTCCACGTCCAAGAGATTCCAGCGGATAGCCCGCCTCAGTATCGCGCGTAGTACGCTCCACGCCTTGCGTGCCGCGCCCGCGCTGTCGAAACCTGCGAGCCATTTGTCGACCAGTTCCACGCTGATCGCGCCCATATCCATGCCGCCGAAGCATGGCATGACATGCAGCCGCCACGCCGACTCGTAACCAACGCGCGTGGACTCTCGCAGATTCGCCATGCAGTACGGCCAAAACCGGTCGTTCCAAAACTCTCGTAACAGCATTTTCAACCTCCGAAAACCCACACGCCCGTTGGCCTATCCAACGGTGACGAACGTGTGGGTTTTCCCCAACGTAAAGGAGTTTTCCATGTCTTTGCTCACTCACGTCGTCGATTGGCTCGTGCCTTTTATCTGTGGCGGCGTGGCCACGGTTTTGGGCCTGATGTGGCGATGGGGCAAAGCCATGGTCAACGGGCTGCGCGAGCTCCTGCTGTGCCAGTTGGAGGACCTGCGCCGGGAAATGGTCATCGAGCACGACGGAGTGGCGGACGAGGACCTCAAATCACGCTCCCAACGCCTCTACGACAGCTACCACAGCCTGGGTGGCAACGGGCACGGAACCGCTCTCAACGAGGACATCCAATCCGCGCCGATAGCGCCACGACAGTCCTGACCCACGACCGTGGGCCACAAACAATATCCATCCCAGAGAAAAGGGAAACATGGTCAACAATTTGAAACGTCATCCCAAGCCCTCGCTGACGGACGAGCTTCGCCCGGACGTGGCCCCCGAAACAATCGAATCCAATAAGGAGGAACAGTAATGACCCAAATCCATATCAGCATCAGGAAGCCGAAGACCGGAGGCTTGGACCCTGTCACCGGCCTGATGAGGTTCCGCCCGGTGCGTCGTCACTTCGACGCGGCGAAGAATCTTATTATCGCGGCCTCGTTCGACGCGAATCTGTCCGAAACGGGTGAGCTGACGGTTGACCTGCTGCCTACGACTCCTGCGTTTGTGTGGCAGGTCGTGGAGTTGGCTGATTCGCCGCAGGCGTACACGCGCTACGTCGAAGTGCCGGACTCCCAGGCCAGGGTCGAATACGCGGACCTTGTGGAGGTTGACGCCGCCACGTTCGTCCCGAAGGATATGGCCGGCTCCCAACTGCTGAAGGTTCGCCACGCTTCCACCCAGTCGGAGGCTGAGACACTTTCCGCACAATACCCGGACGAGCTGGTGTTCTTCGACGAAACCGCCACGACCGCGAAGGCCGCTATAGCCTTGAGCACGCTGGAGTCCATCACGGCCGAAGCTCAAACGAACGCCATGCTGGCGAAGAGCGCCATGCTGAGCGCCCGGTCCTCCGCGGATTCCGCGACCGCCACCCAGTCCGATCTGGATGTCCTCGCGTCGAATGCCAGTATGGCGGCGGCTTCCGTCGCCAATGATTCGCAGACCGTGGCCGATACCGCCAACGCGGTTGCGGCGAAGGGCGAATCGGCTATCGCCACCATCGATTCGACGGTGCAGGCGGTCAAGGACAAGGCCGAGGCTGCGACCACCGTACTGCCTTCCACCGGCACCACCGAAGGCACCACGGGGGGAACCGGCAAGGACTCCGCCGGGGAGACGCCAGCCGGAACCGTGTCGGAGGAGCCCGCAGCCAAGGCCACTGTGAAGGGGGCCTGATCATGCCAGCCTTTTACGCCGGCAAACGTGTCGGCAAACCATTATTGAACGGCCACACGTACAACGCCCTATTCAACGGCAAACTCGTATGGCCGCTGGACAAGGACACGGTGGTCTCCATCGAGATCACGGATGATAAGGGCAAGCCGCTGCCCAAGTCGCTGGCCGTGTCCGGCACCCTGAAACTGGGGGCGAAGGCCACGTATGCGGACGGTCATGTTGGCGACCTGCTGACCACCAATGACGTGACGTTCACAAGCCGGGACACTTCCACCGCCACGGTTTCGGGCAACACGCTCACGTGGAGGCATGGCGGAACCATATTGGTGACGGCCACGGTCAACGGTTTCACTTCCGCCGCCGTGTCCATCGCCTCCGCCTACGCGCCCGAGTCCATCAAGGTCACGGACGATTCCGGCAAGACCATCGACAACATCACCCTGCGTGTGGGCGAGGAAAAGTACCTCAAGGTGCGTGTCCTGCCCGCGGAAGCGTCGCAGGGATTCCCCGCCGTGGCCGCGAATCCGACAGTCGCCAGCGTTGGCGCGCCGACGCCGAAGACCATCGCCGTCACGCCGGACAGTCTGACCCTGAGGGTCGGCGAATCCGGCACGCTGTCCGTGCTCGTAGGCCCAGACGGAGCCTCGCAGGAGTACACGGCAGATATCACGGACAAGACCATCGCAACCATCAAGCAGTAACCATTAAGGATGTAATAAAAGGAGGCCAATATGGGCGCAATATCAATCACAGGTAAGAGCGTGGGTGCCACGAGTCTGAAACTGACCGCCGGCAAGATTACGAAAACCGTGCCGATTACCGTATTGTCGCGTAACCTGCTGTCCTACGGTCCCGCCGAAGGCAACGGGTTGACCGCCACCGTCAACACTGACGGTTCGCTGCACGTCACCGGTGCCGCCTCAAGCCAGTGGGCGGGCATTCGATGGACGTTCCCCTGCCCGGTACATGGTGCCGTGACATTGAGCAGGCCCACCAGTATCGACGGTCTGACCGTCTCCGTCAAATGCCTTGACGCCAAAGGTGGTCAACTGGGTGCCCAGATTAACACGGGTAATGCCGGGACAGTCCCAGCCGGCACCGTCAGCCTGCGCTTCGAAATCCTCGCCACCGAGGCCACACCCACCGCGAAGGACGGCGACCTCCGAATCCAGTTGGAATCCGGCACTACCGCGCACGATTGGATGCGACCCGACAACACGAGCCTTAGGGGGGGCTATGAACTAGCGAACCTGTATCCGCGTATCACCGGACTGCCTAAAACATTAGGCACCGACCCGGGTGTCGTGGTCACGGAACCATCGCCGGGCACGTACCGGTTCAAAGGCTCCACCACGCAAAAGGTTGACTCGTGGAATGACCTTCCGAGTTCGGTGCATGTTGACGCGGGAACGTACACGATGGATGCCACAGACTGGCCGCTGGGCAGCGACTCATGGCTGTTTGGCTTACAGGCCAAACTCATCCCCGATGACGGCAGCGGACAGACAGTCGCGTTCGAACCTAGGGGCTATGGGCCGCGCCCCTTGAAGGCCGGGACGCTGCGCCTCCATATATTCGTCAACACCACGGGCGAGGTCGATAAGACCCTCACTCCCCGACTGTGCAAGCTCGACTGATTCTAGCCCCACACCATACCGTGTGGGGCTTTTTCATTGACGGCCCCGAGTGGGCCGTGACAATCCTGACCCACGACCGTGGGCCACAAACAACAATCCATCCCGAGAAAGGGGACATATGGTCAATAACAAGGACAAGCCGAAGCCATGGCATAAGCGCCTGTTCGCCAAGGTCACGGCACTGGCCGCCGCCATCTGCATGATGCTGCTTCCGGCGACCGCGCACGCGGACATGCAAGGCGTGGACATGTCCAACTGGCAGTGCGGCGTAGACGTGTACAACATGCAGGCCGATTTCATCGTGGTCGGCACCACATGGGGCACGGGCCAAGTCAACAACAACTGCCTCGTGTCCGGCGTCAACACCGACGCCAACCGTATGATCGCCCAGGCACAGGCCAGCGGCAAGAAGTTCGGCCTGTACCATTACGCGATGGGCGGTTCGCCCGAGGGCGAGGCCCAATTCTTCTACCGCAACACCAGCAACTATTGGCGTCACGGCATCGTGGCGCTCGACTGGGAGATGGACGATAATCCCGCATGGGGCAACTGGGACTGGGTACGCCGATTCATGGCGGAGTGCGAACGGCTCTCGGGCGGTGTGCGCCCATTGCTGTACACCGGCCCGGTGGCTGGTACCATCCCGCAGGACATCCGCAACCGGTACGGCCTGTGGATCGCACAATACGCGAACATGAGCCCGACCGGCTATCAGGCATCCCCGTGGATGCTGGGCGCATACGGCGAGGCCATGCGCCAGTACAGCGGTACCGGCGTGGTCAACACGTGGAGTCCAATCGACCTCAACATTTTCCGTGGCGAAGGCTGGCAGTGGGATTTGTACGCCAATCCCACCGGCTCCACAGCCCCGGCCCCGGCAACGCCCGCGCCCGTGCAGCCGAGCACTCCCCCGGCCAACACCAACACGGGTGGCATCAGCCACGTCATGCAATGGGGAGAAACCATCTGGGGACTCGCCGTAGCCCACAACGCATGGCCCCTGTCCGCATGGCACACGCCTTCCGGTGATATCAACCGCTACTACGTGGGCGATGTCGTAACCTACGGCGGCGGCTCCACAACCGCGCCGTCCGGCGGGGTCTCCAAGGTCCTCCAATGGGGCGACACCGTGTGGGATTTCGCCACCGCGCACGGTTACAGCGTCAGCCGCTGCACCGTACCCTCCGGCAACATCAACGTCTACTATGTGGGCGACGTGGTCCCCTGCCGCTGAGACTCAACAGATGCCGCCACCCGCTTGACCGGGTGACGGCATCACCCCATCATCATCCCTTATTGATCGGAGCAAACATGACCGACAGCAAAAACACGACCGACACCGGCGAAACACTCCCCGGCATCGATGTGAGCGACTGGCCCGAGACGGCCGACGTCACCCATGACGTGCCCGACTGGCTCATCCCCAGCCGCGTCTACGACATCCTCAAATGGCTCGGCCTCATCGTCCTGCCCGCACTCGCCCTGTTCGTCAACACGGTCGGCCCCGCATGGGGCTGGCCCCACGTGGACGCCATCGTGACCACGCTCAACGCGCTCGGCATCCTCGCCGGCGCGCTCATCGGCGTCAGCGCCATCAAACAACGCATCGACCTCGCCGCATGA